AAATTATCTAATTAACCTGCCCTCATAGTTAGATATTGCCTCATAAACACCGATATTGCCGTATCGGCCAAACACGGAGTTTGCACTATGCGACCTAGCATTACAATCGTCATCCCTGAGCCATACCTCCCATTAGATGAGTATTGCCGCCGCACTGGAACCAATAAGGAAACCGCCAGAAACCTTATTGAATATGGAAAACTGCCCATCAAGCCGAAGGGTAAACAAAGAAAAGGCCTCGTCGAAATTAACATGGCTGCGCTGACCATACAGGCATTAAGCGAATGTGATATTTCGCTTAATGCGTAAAACAGCATAGCTATTTGATAGAGGTGAATCATGTTTGATTTTAAGGTTTCCAAACATCCACATTATGACGAAGCGTGCCGGGCTTTCGCACAGCGTCACAACATGGCTAAGCTGGCCGAGCGTGCGGGTATGAATGTTCAGACGTTACGTAACAAGCTCAACCCTGAACAGCCTCATCAACTCATACCGTCAGACATTTGGTTGCTTACAGACCTGACAGAAGATTCAACGCTAGTTGATGGCTTTCTGGCAATGCTTCACTGCTTACCCTGTGTACCAGTCAACGAACTGGCAAAAGAGAAATTACAAACCTATGTCATGCGCGCAATGACTGAGTTGGGCGATCTGGCTGGCGGTGCTGTTTCCTCTGAACGTCTTACCCCGGCAAGGAAGCACAGTATGGTCGAGAGTGTGAATTCTGGTATACGCATGCTTTCGTTGACAGCTCTGGCACTACAAGCGCGCCTCCAGGCTAACCCGGCAATGTCCAGTGTCGTCGATACCGTTAGCGGTCTCGGTGCATCGTTTGGCCTGATGTGAGGTGATGATGAATAACGAACCTTCATTCGCGTCTCTACTCGTTAAGCAAAGCCCCGCCATGCACTACGGACACGGCTGGATTATCGGTGAGAACGGTAAGCGCTGGCATCCGGTGCGCTCACAAACTCCGTCAAAGCCTGTTTCTTTCAAGGGGGCTGCATGGCTATCGAAGCTGTTTCCGCAACTGTTCCGCTGAAAGCTGGCGCCCGTATGGCTGGCCTGAATCATATCGCAGAGATTCGCGGGCGATTCTGGGGGGATAGCTGGAAAGAAGTCGAGCAATTTGTGGCGAATATGCGTGATACGCGCGACCCGCAGCATGAAGACAACGAGCGCGCACTGGCAGCGATTTTCTTTCTGGCAAAAATACCGGCAGCTCGTCACGGGCTCAAATTAAGTGAGCTGACTACTGACGAGAAAAAAGCGCTTATTTCAGCAATGAATCATTTTCGTGCAGTAGTGAGCTTATTTCCCAAACGGCTAACCATGCCGAATTAACACAAACCGTAATTAAAAGGCGTCAACCCGCCGGGCATTCTTTTGCAAAAATTCAGGAGAATTTATGAATACAGAAATTAAAACCGAGAAAAAAAGAAGCTATGAACTTCCTCTTGAGGTGATGTTGCATGATGCAAAAATGCAGGAGCGCAAGGGAAGAGCTGAACTTATGGCTTCAAGATTAGAAGTCCTGGCCTGGAAAATCTCACGGGATGAGTTGAGCTTTAAAGAAGCATCAGAGCTTTTACGTCAAGAGGCTGAAAAATTCGAAAATGAAGCGCGGGGGCTACACTGATGGCCGACGCGATGGATCACGTTCAACAGCGCGAGCAGGAAGAACGCGAGCGCCACATCAATAACGCACGCAGCCGCGTTATTACACCTTCACGTTTTACCTGCGAAGAATGCGACACACCAATTCCGGAGGCTCGCCGCAGGGTAATTTATGGAGTGTCACTTTGCGTGACCTGCCAGCAAATAACAGAGCTCAAGTCCAGACATTACCGGGGCGTTTAAGTGGCAATCTCTTACGCTTATGCGTGGAATGCTCCTCGCTCAGCAATAGCCAGCCCATATCTGACCTACTCAGAACAGCACCGCCGTGATCGTATGATTGCGGCGTTGCTGCATGCGCGCAAAGCGCTTTCTCTCCAGCCGGAATGTGTACGCTACGACGTATACCGAACCGCCGCCGCGCTGGAGCAACATCACGACAGCCAGCGAGCCAATGCCTTTTTGATTAGCTTTTGCAAAAAAGCATTGCCGCGCCTTGAGCTGGTTACAAAAAAATACCAGGCCATTGGCATTAAAAGCGATGTTTCGGCTGCTGTTTTTTCCGGTCATTTCGATACGGAAATGCTGCAATACATCGCCTCACGCCTCGTGAATATGATTGCCCGTTATAACCGGCTCCCTGATATGGCAAAGGCTGATATTGAACTGCTGGCCGCTGATATCGCTAATTTCATCCGCGCAGAACTTGCAGATATAGACGATGCCAGCGACTGTGAACTGAAAACACTGCATTCGTGGTATATGCGCGCCGGGCTGATTGCCCTGCAATTTAACGTGACCCCGCCCCATTGGGAGCGCGTAACAAAAAAATACGCCAGTGAGCAGGATATCGCCCCGGCAGTTATGCGCATGTTCAATGAAACGTGGTGGCGCGGGTGGTTGCGCCGTATTGCCGCCGCATGGCGTGAGCATCTGCAAATCGCTGTTGGTAACGTCAGCAAGAAAAAGCATACCTACGCCAGCAAAACATGCGTAACCGAGTGGCGCGAGCAAAAGAGGCGCACGCGTGAATTTCTTAAAGGGCTGGAGCTCGAAGACGAGGACGGCAACCGCATTAGCTTGATTGAAAAATACGACGGCTCGGTCGCTAACCCGGCCATTCGCCGCTGCGAGTTGATGACACGTATTCGCGGTTTTGAAAATATCTGTAACGAGCTTGGTTACGTGGGGGAGTTCTATACGCTGACTGCCCCGTCGAAATATCACGCCACGACAAAAGCGGGCTACCGTAACCACAAATGGAACGGGGCAAACCCGTCCGACACGCAAGGCTATTTAACCTCACTCTGGGCGCGTATTCGCGCCAAGCTCCACCGGGAAGAAATTCGTATTTTTGGCATCCGTGTCGCCGAGCCACATCATGACGCAACGCCACACTGGCACATGTTGATGTTTATGCTGCCGGAACATGCTGAACGTGTTCGCGCTGTCATCCGGGATTATGCGTGGCAGGAAGACGAGAGCGAGCTCAGCAGCGATAAAGCCAGAAAGGCCAGATTCCACGCTGAAGCGATCGACTCGGAAAAGGGTAGCGCTACGGGCTATGTCGCAAAATACATCTCAAAGAATATCGATGGCTATGCGCTCGACGGTGAAACAGACGACGAAAGCGGCGAGCTCTTGAAAGATACCGCGCCCGCCGTTTCTGCCTGGGCGGCGCGCTGGCATATCCGGCAATTCCAGTTTATCGGTGGTGCGCCGGTGACGGTTTACCGCGAATTACGTCGCCTGGCTGACACCGAAACCGCGCACGGCCTTAGCGTGGAATTTGCTGCGGTGCATGATGCGGCTGATGCCGGTGATTGGGCGGGTTACGTTAACGCCCAAGGTGGCGCGTTTGTCCGTCGTGATGATTTGCAGGTTCGCACGCTCTATGAGGCTCGCGACGAGTTCAACCAGTACGGCGAGGAAACCGTCTGTATTCGTGGCGTGTACGATGCCGCCGTCGGTACTGGTTCTCCAATTTTAACTCGGCTCACGCAATGGAAAATTGTTCCGAAGCGTGCCGTTGATTTGGCTGTTGACGTTAAGGGCGCTCTTGCGCCCTCTCGGAGTTCTGTCAATAACTGTACGGGAAGCGAAAGCGAACCACTGGAGCTTGATTTATCAAAACCACTTAATCGATTTCAGCGACGGCAGTTAACGAACCGGCTAAGAGATAAAAAGCCCGCTGCGCGCCGCAAATTTATACACGGAACGCCTGCGCAGGGCGGAGCGATAGCCAGAACAATTGACGAAATACAGCTTTTAACCGGCATAACAATAAGCCGGGGTGAAGCGCTGCACCTCATAGCGTGCGGGAAAAGCTGTTTTAACGGTAAATGGTGCCGGGGATCTGAAGTGGGAGAGGTTTTTTCTACTGCCCCGCCAATTATTGAAAGGGCTAAGGCTATTCTCAATCGTGTTGCTGTTTTGTCTGGAATGGTGCAACAGAAGTGATCATACATTCATACTTATATCTTTCGGATACAATAGGTTACGGCTTGCATTTTTACTTCACATTATACAAATAAGTATTATACTGTATTTTTGTACAGTATTTGTGTGGGGGAAGTTTTGTGAGAAATGAATTAAAAGAGCATGTCATGCTTGAGCGTGTTGAGTTGATTGCGCGGCTGACAACTATGGGGAAGTGCCAAGAAAGGGATCGAGAAATTGCTCTTGATTTAATAGCCGAACTTGCCGGAAATTTTCATGTATCAAATCTTCGAACAGAGGCACAATCTATAGTCATTTCTCGCTTTACTGAAAGATGACATTTTGCGACATTGAGTGTTAAATAACCGTTTTGGGCTTCTTTATGAGAAGTTTTACAATTCTGTGCATGAATTCTGTACAGATTGAACACGGATGATGCCATAATGTTCACATTGAACATGTACTGTTTGCATTTCTTAAGGTTCTTTGCCCTTTCAGCTTGACAGCGATATGATGAAATAAAAAGTTACGTTTGGTGTCTGTCGATGGGACTGAATCTTAAAGATGGTATGGAAACCATCACTGCTTTTCATGATAAGGAATATCGTGAGCTGGACATTCCTCAGGGGAATTTTTTCCACCCTGGATATCTTGTGGTGTTAGCTGCTTACATCAATCATCACAGATTGGAGCAGCGGAGCTGTACGCTTCCTCATGTCGAATATCTGAAAGCTGTTGGTCTGCACAGTGCAGTTTGGGGTGGAAATGCCGATAACAGAAACAGAGTGAATGTTGGAAGGAATTACAGTCTGGTAACTGCTCTGAAAAGTGTTGAGGCAGTTGACATTGCAACATCCAGCATCAACAGTTGTATAAGACGGTTATCTTTCCCTGACGGTGGGCCTTATCCTGAGGGACTTACAAACCTTATGCATGTGGTTGGTGAACTGCATGACAATGTGTGGTCTCATGGTCGTTCGACTGGTTTTTCATTTGCACAAAAATCGGCCGTACCAAAGACTAATAAGAAAGAGCATTATCTTGAATTTGCATTGGCTGATTGTGGTTTAGGTTTTTTGGCGGAACTCAGAAGGGCTGACATAGCCGGGATCGATTCTCATCAGAAAGCAATTGAATGGTGCATCAAGCAGGGTAACTCATCTAAGCATGCTGACAATATAGACGAGTGGGCCCAGCAGCTTCCGGGTGACCATATCGGCGGGAATGTATTTGGTTCAGGTGTGGCCGTTAGAGAAGAGGCTAACAACCATCAAGGGCTAGGTTTAGCTCACTTGATGGAATTGGTAAGTACTTACAACGGTCAACTAATTCTGGCGTCAGGAGATGCATGCCTACAGGCCAATGGTAGTAGTGTGAGCTACGAGCAACTTCGAACTCCTTGGCAGGGTGTTGCAATCTCTTGTAAGTTTAAAATATCTGATTTAGCTCTGGATAGTTCGGATGATGATGCTGATGCTGATGCAGCTTTGGCAGACATTATGAGACTTCTAGGAGGGGACGATGAAAACGATCATCTATAAATTACCTAGTGGTGACTTGGCTTCACGCAGATTGGCGATTTCTGAACGGCATAAGCTTGAGGGTCATTTACGCTTAGGTGAGAGAGTTAGACTTGATTTGTCTGATGTCTTAAGTCTATCAGAATCCTACTCTGACGAGATTTTTGGTGTTTTGGTTGTAAAGCTAGGCGCAGACGCAGTTTTGTCTAACGTGAAAATTGAAAAAGC